CATTCATGGAGCGGAGATGAACATGATTATTGGGACTTTGAAGATAAGTTTTATGCAGATGATAAAGAAGAAAATGAAAAGAAGTTATTAGCAGAAAGAGAATATAAGATTAAGAGACTTAAAGAAACCATTGAAAATGCTCAGAAAGAGTTAAAAAAGTTAGAGAATTTATAAATGAATCTTTCGTTTCAAATGGGGGAATATATAGATAGGAGATAAGAAATTATGAAACCAATTATTAGTCCTTGGTTGATTTATTTTGCAAGTAGAGCAGATGCAGTGGGAACTTTATTTCTAATTGTTACAATAGTTGCATTTGGGATATGTTTAATAGGATTTGATGATTTAACAAAAAATGAATTTAAACTATTTATTTCAATTGGGATTATTTCTATGATTCTAACAGTTCTTACCCCAACTACTAAAACCGTTTATACAATGATGGTAGCAAATGAAATTACATCGGACAATATTCAAGCGATTGGCAAAACTGGTAAAGATGTAGTTGATTACATTACAGATCAGATTGATAAAGTTATAAATGATAAAGATGAAAAGGAGAATAAATGATTAATGTAGTAGAAGATATTGCTAAAGTTATGAAATATGACAAATATCATAATGTAAAAGTTGTAGTTAAACCAAATGGCATTACAGTATCGCTTAGTGAAGAAAACTTTGATGAGGTCTTTGATATTCCAATAAAATATAATCGCTTAGATGGAATATATATTGATAATAAAAAGCAAAAGGGAGTAATTGGTATTTGCGACATTAATATTGTTAAAGATATTATGGAATATCTTGAAAATCATATGAATGAACTTGATGAGTTATGTACTCAATGTAATTGGTCAGGTAGACAGGAAGATAATTAAAATCCAAATTTCATTGGAGAAAAGGAGAATAATATTTATGAAAACATTAAAAGAAACAGTAGAAATGATGAATAGCACAGATTACAAAGAGAGATTTATTGCTGAATATGACCAGTTAGTTATCAGATATAAAGGTCTTAAAAATATGTTAGATAAATGGGATAGAGACGAGTTAGAATTTAAACCCACTTGTCCAAGAAGTACATATAATATGCAAATTAAAGCAATGACAGATTATATTGCTGTTTTAGAAGCTAGAGCTGTTATGGAAAATGTAGAATTATAAAAAAGAATAATTTCCGAGTAAAACAAAAAATAAATCTTATGGATTCAATCGAATCAAACTTTCAAATAAAAATAGAACAGAGAATAAATATATAGGTGGTAACAGCATACCTTTAGCTTTGTGTACTCTGAAAAGCTATAAATCACTGTTTTATATAAAATTTTACATAGATTTACTTCATGTTACGTCTGAAATGACGCTTATATAGATTAATTATTATTTTATATTTTTTACTTATAGGAGGATATTGTTAATGAAAAAACTTATGGATTTAGTAACTGTAACTGGTGAACTTGTAAAAAATGGCATTGAAGAATTTGAACATGAAGGAGTAGAGAAAATTGGTGGAATTCTTGTACTTAGAACAGCAGATGATAGTGAACATGAGATTAATTTTTCTTCTCCAAAATATAAGAAAGATGAAAATAAAAACTTCACATCCGAAGAAAGTTATTTTTATAAGAAATATTTAGATGCAATGAACAACCTGAAAGATCTTGAGCATTGTAAAGAAGGAGAAAAACCCGATATTATTTCCATTACAGACGGTTCATTTTCAGTAAATGATTTTAAGGGTAATGATGGTAATGTTGTTTCAACAAATAAAGTATATGCAAAATTTATTAATAAAGTTGAACCAAAAGATTATGATTCATCAGTATTAGAAGCAAAATTTGAAGTTGAAGGAGTCATCGAATCAATTTCAGATGAAATGACAAAAAATGGATTAACTGGAAATCTAATCGTTGTCATGGATGCAATTAGACAGAATCAGAAAGATTTTAAAGATTCTAATTCTTATGAGGTAGATTCATTTATTCCAATTAGAATGACTGTTGACAAATCAATGGCAGATGCATTTAGAAGTGCAGGTTATTATGAAGGTGGATTTGCAAAATTTGTTGGAACAGTTATAAATACTGTTAGTTATGAAGAAGTTACAGAAAAAGCAGCATTTGGTACAGATATTGTAAAGAAAGTAAAAAAGACCGTTAAAAAGAATTTAATTAAGTCTGGAACTGCGGTTAGTACAGTATTTGAGCATGAGCTTACGCAGGATATTATTGATACATTAAAATCTAAGAGAAAAGCTAAGTTAGCTGAAATTAAAGCAGGTAAATCATCTTCTCAGACAGCAGAAGGATTCCAGAAGAATACTAGCACACCTGCTCCACAGATTACATATAATCCATTTGCACAGTAATAAGCGATAAAATAAACTTACTCAAGATTAATCTTGAGTAAGTAAACAACATTTAAAAATAAAGGAGATAAATTATTAATGATTGGAAATTTATTAGATTTAAAACCAAATAAAGTATCAGTTGATTTAACTCAGTATTCTACAGTTTGGATGGGAGATACGGGTGTTGGTAAAACAACAACTTTTATGAAATTTTTAAAAGAACTTGTGCCTGATAAAGATCCGCTATTTTTAGAATTTGAAGATAGATTTCAGAATATTCCGGGGATTATGGCTGTAAAAATTGATACAATGGCAGATTTGAAATCAGTCATTGGTCAGTTAAGAAATCCTGAATTTAAAAAGAGATTTTCATGTATTGTAATTGATACACTTGATAAATTTGAAGAGAGTTGTGAAAGATATGTACTTGAAAATAGAGATGCAGAAATTTTAAAGGATGTTGGCGCATTTGGAGAAGGTTCTCTTCGCTTTAAAAGTGCGTTAAGAAATATTGGTATTATTCAGAGTCTTGGATATACAGTACATTTTATTGCACAATCAACACATAGTAAAGATTTCGATACAAAGAAAGAAAGCGATACATTAAAGCTTAATAAAAATACATTTTCATATTGTAGAGAAGCTGCTTATCTTGTTGGATATATGTATAGAGAAAAGGACGAAAGATTTATTACATTTAAGAAAACAGATAAATATCCAGATTTAAAGGATACATTTAATCTTCCAGATAAAATCAATGTTAAAGATTTAAAATCAACTTGGGTAAAAGCTGTTGAAGATTTGGGTGGAGATTTTACAACTAAAGAAAAGACAATTGATAAGGCTACACCAGTTGAAGATTTTGACGCAATTAAAGCAAGAGGAGTTGAACTTGGTGGAATACTTGCATCAAATGGACATCTTGCAGAAGCAACAGCAGTTCTTCAGAGAAATCTTGGTCTTGATGATAATGGACATGTAAAAATGTTTGATACACTTAGGGATACACAGTTAGATTTAACAAAAGTAATCGTAATGGAACTTGAAGATTTAATTAAAAAATATAAAATTAAAGCATAAATATTAAAACTATAAACATGGGGATGGGATTTTCCATCCCTCTTATTTTAAAGTGAGATGTATATGGCTAGATTATCAACATGTAAAAGTTGTGGAAAAAAACTACAACCAGAAGAAAAATATACACATGCTTCAAAAACATATTGTAAAAAGTGTTATGAGAAAATTGAAAGAGAATCTATTGAATATAAACAGTTGATTGAATTTATTTGTAATAATTATAAATTAGATAAGCCAACTGGGTATATTCTCAAACAAATTAAAGAGTTTAAAACTGAATATGAGTATTCATACGCAGCAATGACTTATACACTTTGGTATTGTAAAGAAGTGTTAAATAAATCTTTTATTGAAAAATATGGTATATCATTAATTAAATATTATTACAATGAAGCCAAAAATTATTATTCACAACAGGAAAAATTGAAAGAGCAAA